GAGCGCGTCGAAGGCCAGCGCATCGAGATTGGCATAGTCGGCTTCGGCCGTCGCGGTGTTGGTGGCATCGCCATCGACCACTTCCACGCCTGCAGCGACATAGATCGCCTTGGCCGGATCGACCGAAAGGTCACCGTCGTTCAGCACGCGCGAGCCTGCATGGGTGCGGATCTTGTGCAGCCAGCCCTCGTTGACGTCCTGCAGCAGCGGATTGGCGACGACGTCGGTCGACGCGGCTGCCGAGGTGCCGTTGAAGCCGATCATGATCCGGTCGCGGCCCTGCTGCTTCAGGATCACGTCGCGCAGCAGGGTCTGGAACTGCGGCTTGTGGCGCCAGGCATCGAGCTTCGCGTACTTGATCGCGTGGTCGTAGTTGGTCTGGCGGCAGAAGTAGCTGCCGTTGTCGCCGGTGTCGGTCGGATCGGTGGGGGTGCGGCGGTTGCCGCCTGCCGTATCGGTACGGCTCGCCATCGGGCGGGTAACGGTGACGCCGACCTTCTGCCCGGTCTGCTGCGGCACGCCGACCATGTTGATCTCGCTCAGGAAGTCGCTCGACTCCTGGATCTGCTCTTCCAGCGTCTGCTCAACGGCAGGCGATACGCTGAACTTGGTGACGGCATCCTCGACGTCGATACCGTTTAGCAGCGCGATCTGGCTGACGTAGGATTTGAAGAGCTGGCGGGTTTCTTTACGCATGTGCGTGGGCTCCTGGCGGGATGAAGGCGGGGGACGTGCGGGACTGCGCGATCAGCAGTCGGTCTTGATGGAGCCGGTGCCGCCGGTGGCCGGGGCGCGGGAGAAGGTGCCGGGCTGCTCGGTGGCCTTGAGCTTGCTTTCGAGGGCATCGAAACGGGCGCCAAGGGCGGCCACGGCATCGTTGGCGGGCTTCACGGCCGCCGCGATCTGCAGGCCCATGACACTGGCGAACCTGTCGACATCGAAGGCATTGTCGTTGGCTGGTGCGGGGGCCGGTGCGGGCGCGGGCGGCGGGGTAGCCGGCTCTTCCTCCTTCCTGTCCTTCCTGAAGAAGGCGAGGAGCGAGCGGCCGATGCTTTCGCCGATCTGTTCGCCGCTGAGCGGCTGTGCAGCGAGTTCGAGGTCGGTTTCGTGCGCCGTGGTGAACAGGTTGGGCCGCGAAAGCGCGGCGAACTTGAGCGGTTCGGTGCCGAGCGAGGCGGGCTGATCGGTAACCGCAAGGCCGACCAGATAGGCCTTGCCCTCACCCGCGAAGTCCGGGTGGATCTCGCAGCTGGTGAACAGCTTCTGGCCGGCCTTGTTGATCTCGACCAGCTGATCGTTCGCGTCGATTTCGGCATAGAGCGCGAGCAGCGACTTCTTCTCGCCATTGAAGCTGAGTTCGACTTCCTCGGTCTTGAGCGACAGGACCGAGCCATAGGCGTTGAACGGGCGGTCGGGGCTGTAGCCGGCCACATGTTCGCAGTTGATCCGCGCGGTATAGGTGGCCGGGTCATAGCTTGCCGCCATCTGTTCGAGCCATTCGCGCTGGATGACGCGGCCGTCGACGGTGGCGCCCTCGACGGCGACGCGGAAAAACTTGCTCTTTGCCATGATCGGTTCCGGTTCCCGTGGTTGCGGGGCGGCGCGCCCCAAGGCCTGCGATTTGGTTGACGGGTCCAGAAAAGGGCTGGCGGGGCCACTTCCTCAAGAGCCTGCATTTGGACGGGCGGCTGACCAAATGGACGGCCATGATTAAGGGGCCTTTCGCACGGCATGGTCGGCGGCGATGCCCGTCCAAACGCCTCCCCAACCCGGTGCGCCCTCTGCCGCATGGCAGTTCGATCCGCGCCGTCATGCGCGCAGCCTGTACTGGCGCGGGTGGGGCGTCACGCAGATCGCGCAGGAATTCGAACTGTTCGGCGTGGTCAGCGACAAGGGCACGCCCATCCCGCGCGCCACGATCGAGGCGTGGAAGCAGCGCGACCGCTGGGACGATGCGCCATCGATCCGCAAGATCGAGGACGGCCTTGAGATCCGCCTGCTGACGCTGATCGCGAAGGAGAAGAAGACCAGCGCCGACCTGGTCGAAATGGACGCGCTGTCCCGCCAGATCGAGAGCCTAGCCCGTGTGCGCCGGTACGAAGAACCGGGCGGGCATTCCGGCGATCTCAATCCGAAGGTGGGCAATCGAAATGCCGGCCCGCGCCGAAAGGCCAGGAAGAACCACTTCACCGCCGAGCAGGCGAGCGAACTCAAGCGCATCTTCCTTGATGGGCTCTACGACTACCAGCTGACCTGGTGGAACGCGCTCAGCCAGCGCACCCGCATGATCCTCAAGTCGCGCCAGATCGGCGCGACATACTACTTCGCGTTCGAAGCCCTGATCGATGCGATCGAGACGGGCCGCAACCAGATCTTCCTGTCCGCCTCAAAGGCGCAGGCGCATCAGTTCCGCTCCTACATCGTCAGCTTCGCCAAGCTGGTGGGGGTATCGCTGACCGGCGATCCGATGCTGGTCACCTCGGACCTGCGGCCGGAAGAGGAAGCGGCGGCCGAACTGCACTTCCTGGGCACCAACTTCCGCACCGCGCAGGGCCGCCACGGCAATTTCTACTTCGACGAGTTCTTCTGGGTCCATTCGTTCGAGGAACTGAACAAGGTCGCCTCGGGCATGGCGACCCACAAGAAGTGGCGCAAGACCTACTTTTCGACCCCGTCCAGCGTCGCCCACCCGGCCTATCCCTACTGGACCGGCGAGCGGCGCAACCGGCGGCGCAAGAAGGAAGACCGGGTCTCGATCGACGTCAGCCACAAGGCGCTGGCCAGTGGCAGCACCGGGCCGGATCGCATCTGGCGCCACATCGTCAACATCGAGGATGCCGAGGCCGGCGGCTGCGACCTGTTCGACATTGAGGAGCTGCGCGACGAGTACGCGCCCGACGAGTTCGCCAACCTGTTCCTGTGCGAGTTCGTGGACGACAGCCTCTCGGCCTTCAGGTTCAACGACATGATCGCCTGCGGCGTCGACAGCCTGGTCGAATGGAGCGACTTCAACATCGAAGCCCAGCGGCCATACGGCAGCCGCTCGGTCTGGGCCGGATACGACCCGCAAGAGAGCGAGAACGGCGACAATGCCGCGCTGGTGATTGCCGCGCCGCCGCTGGTCGAGGGCGGGCAGTTCCGGGTGCTGGAGCGCCACCAGCTGCGCGGGCTGGATTTCGAGCAGCAGGCCGAGTTCATCAAGGCGATCCTGTCGCGCTACACCTGCACCTATCTGGGCATCGACGCCAAGGGCGTGGGTGCGGGCGTCTATCAGCTGCTGGCCAAGCCGGGCGCGATGCCGGGCTGTTCGGTTGCCAAGATCGAGTACTCGCTCGAGCTGAAGGCGCAGATGGTGATGAAGGCGCAGAACGTGGTGCGCCGCGGGCGCCTCGCCTTCGATGTCGGCATGCTCGACATCGTCTCGGCCTTCGTCTCGATCAAGAAGACGCTCACCAGCAGCGGCCGCAACATGACCTTCAAGGCCGGGCGCGGCGGCGAGGACGGCCATGCCGATCTTGCCTGGGCGACCATGCACATCCTCATGAACGAACCGCTCGACGGCAAGGAAGCGCCGAAGGGCACGATGGAGATTATCTGATGGGAAAGCGCGCGCGCAGAATGAACCGCCGGGAATCGGCTGAGGCATCGAAGGGCGCGCTGACCGCCTCGAACGACAATCGCGGCCGCGCGATCGAGGCTTTTACCTTCGGCGATCCGGAGCCGGTGCTGAACAGGGCGACGATGCTCGACATGCTGGAGTGCTGGCACAACCGGCGCTGGTACGAACCGCCGGTGTCGATGGATGGCCTCGCCCGCGCCTTTCGGGCATCGCCGCATCATTCCAGCGCGATCATCCTCAAGCGCAACATGCTGGCCGCCAGCCTCGATCCCACGCCGCAGCTGAGCCGCCGCGCCTTCGCCGGAATGGTCCAGGACTACCTTGTCCTGGGCAACGCCTATGTGCGCGAGATCCGCAACCGCCTGGGCGAAGTGATGCGCCTCGAGCATTGCCTCGCCAAGTACACGCGGCGCGGGGTGGAGCCGGGCCACTTCTGGTGGGTGCCGGGTTACCAGCAGGAAGCGGAGTTCGAGCAGGGCACCGTTCACCAGCTGATGGCGCCCGACATCAATCAGGAAATCTACGGCTTGCCCGAGTACCTCTCCGCGCTGCAGTCCGCCCTGCTCAACGAGAACGCCACCCTGTTCCGCCGCCGCTACTACGAAAACGGCAGCCACGCGGGCTACATCCTCTACGCGACGGGCGAATTCGCCAACGGCGACGTCGACGCCATGCGCGAGGCGCTGAAGAAGTCAAAAGGCCCGGGCAACTTCCGCAACCTGTTCGTCCACGCCGCGAACGGCAAGGAAACCGGCATCAAGCTGCTGCCCATCGCCGAAGTCGCCGCAAAGGACGAATTCCTGGGCATCAAGAACACCACCCGCGACGACGTACTCGCCGCCCACCGCGTGCCGCCCCAGCTGCTCGGCATAGTGCCGGCGAACGCGGGGGGCTTCGGCGATGTGACGAAAGCGACGGATGCGTTCTTCGAACTGGAGATCGCGCCGCTGCAGTCGGTGTTCCTCGAATTGAACGGTGCGCTGGGGATTGAGGCAGTGCGGTTTCGGTTCCGGGAATAGTCGGGACGACGGTCGCTCCTTGGTCCCACTGTTAATCTGCAGTTTTCGAGCCGATACCATCGTTGCAACGATGGTATCGGCAGGGTTAACCTCACAGCATGCGATTTCTCGATCTCGACCTCGACGCTTTCCTCAATGAAGTTGCGCATTTCGTGGAGCCGGATGCCGGTCGACTTGATGATGCCGAATTTACACCCTGGGACGAAGATCGCCTTCGTGCCTTTCTCGAGAAGCAGTGCGGCCTTTCCCGAAATAAGCCGATTGACGGGTGGTTTGTGTCTCAGCATGACGAAGCCTTCGACATCATGCTCACTCTGGTTGAGCGGGGCGGCCGCCCGCTCGAAGTTGTCCATGTAGACGGCCACGCCGACCTAGGAATGGGTGATCAGTCCTGGGTCGATTTAATTAGGCGTGTTGCCCTGCCGCTAGAAAATCGCCGAAATCCGCCAAGGTGGAACGAGGGCCTCAATCCGGGTAGCTGGCTCGCCTACGCCGTTACAGCAGAACTGGTGGGCAAGATTGCGTACGTCTACCCTGTAGAAGGTGGTGACGACCTACCTCCTCTTTACTTTCGCGACTGTGACACAGGCTCAGATCAGCTTGTCATGAAGGCATTCACCCGCCCCGGCCTTCCGATGATGGGGACGACGCTAGATTATGAAATGCTGTGCAATTTGCAGCCAGATGTCTCCTTGCGCCCCGTCCCGTTTTCCAGGGCATCACTGAACGATTACATGACAGACTTGTCATTTGACGTCGGGCTACTCTGTCACTCTCCAAACTTCACGCCGCAAACCTCCGATCGCCTCATCCCTGTAATAGGCGAGTATATTAATCTGAAAGATTGGCCGAAGGCATGACTGAAGTACTTTGGGCCCCTCGCATTACGCAACAGGGAATGGATTGCCCGCTAGTCAGTCGATTATTCACGCTTGATAGATTGACGTCCGGTGCACAGCCAAGAATGCGCATTGTTCCGGATTGAAATTACCTACGCCTGTCACTCCATCCAGCCCCCACGCTGTCCATACCGCATAAGGCAAGTGCGGCGACTTAAGGATTGTTCCATCATCTTCAAAGCTAATGAGGCCGCGGTCGAATAGCCGATCGATGTGCGGTGATAGCAATAAGCCGTTGCAGCCATTTAGCTTTTCCTGATCGGAGCAGTCTCGCCAGGGCTTGATATGACTCGCAATAAGAAAGTGCGGATTGGTGACGCCGGTTACGCGGCATCGCTTCTCGTTTAGACGTACATTCGCCTTAAATACGCCTTGCCCGCGCCGAGCCTGCACCAACTGCTGCTTTTGGGTTTCGCCAATATCTGTGCGCCCCTGGACGGCTTCTTCGGCCTTCTCGTCTGCCAGATCCTCTGCGTCGTCAATAGGCTCTGCCGCTCCTATGGCCGCTATCGACAATCCCATTTTGCCAAGCAGCACTTCGGTAAAATCCTCGGAGATTTCGGCTAAATAGACCCCTTGATTGCCGTTACCGTTAGCTTGCAACGGCGCATACTTATCGGCCAAGTGGGGGGCCAGTTCTTCAATATAGTCCTTCGGTCTTACCGGCTGCTCGGCAACTTCGAACTCAACCGGCACCAACCAGCCTTCATTGCTCCACTGGTCGCCTACGGTCCCAAACTCAGGTTTACTTGCGGACTGGGCCGGTCCCTGCGCCACCCCTACTGCTTTGATCTGTGTGTCGCAAAATGAAAGGACCAAATCGCCTGCGCGTACCTGCATCATGGTGTCGTAAAAATGATTGCGAGCGCCATCCTTTCTGCGCTTAGGCGACCATAGAAAGCCACCTTGCACTTCGTGCTTGTATGTCTGGTTCTGATTGACCCACCAGTAACGCATGGTCACTCCACATCTGTCTTGTTGTCCGCCAATAGGGCGCAAATGGCTTTGGCAATCGGGAAGTCTGCCGGAGCAAGGTCTAATGCGAGCAGGTCGTCGCTAGTTACCCAGCGGGCATCATCGTGCACGCTCAAATGCCAGGTTTCGCTAGTCATGTGCACATGGACAGCAATGAGGTTTATTGCTCCGCCCGAATAGGTGTGGAGGTTGGTAGTAAACACGTCACCAGCTTCGCAATTGACGGCGAGCTCCTCTGCCAGTTCGCGCACGATGCAGGCCTGAGCTGTTTCCCCAGGCTCCAGCTTGCCACCTGGAAATTCCCAAAGTCCGGCCATTGTTTGCCCTGCCGCCCGTCGTGTTACGAACACACGGTCATGGCGCACGATGATAGCGGCAGCGACGTCCTCGGCAGGTTGCATGATAGCTTTGATTTCATGAGTTGCGGCCTGCGGCAAGGGTCCGGCATGCGGTGTCCACGAGCTTTTCAGGTGACGCGATCGGAGCAACCAATCAGCTCGGCCAATGTCGAGACGCATGCGAGAGGGTGACGATTAGGGAACGGATCTTGCCGATCAAAACCAGGTCCCGGATAATCTTACGATGCAAAAGAAGATCAAACGCAAGCGCCATTCAACCAACGTGATCCACATCCGAAACTACCGAAACAAGGCAAGGCATCGTCCAGGCAGAGCGAGGCAAGGACCGAGCATGGTCGTGTTGACGGTATGCGGGCTCATCGGCGGCAGCGCGATTGGCTTGGGCATCAATCACGCAATGGGGGTAGATTGGTTTTCGCGACCAGCTGACAAGGTAGCCAGCCCGGCATCATCGCTCTGCATCGCCGATGTTCATGACGGGGATACGATCCGCACATGCAGCGGTGAGCGGGTTCGCATAGAGAATATCGACGCGCCGGAGTTGCCCGATAGCCCCAAGTGCACCGATCCCCAGCGGCGTGGCTGGTGCGATTATCAACTTGCCCGGCAAAGCCGAGATGAACTGGCATCGTTCCTGGACGGCGGTGCCGTCGTAATTTTCCGCAGCGGAACCGATCGCTACGGCAGAACTTTGGCTACATTGACCGTGAAT